TTCACCGTCCACATTATTTCAATTGGCTGCGCCCCAAAGAATGGCGCTTCCAGGATGTCTTCAATCAGCTGGTGGATGTCCAATCTATTGGTGAACAGATCTTCAATCAGCTGAAAGGCGCTGGATCCGGCGTCACCCTGGACAATCATCCATTCCTTTGAAGTGACACCAGCCTTCCGGTCAATTATGCAGGCGGATAAATGTGCATCATATGTAAGGCTGCGGTAAACGGTTATATCTTTTCCCTTTTTTCTTAGGACTTCATCCGGATCCTGGATAATTCCCAGGGCGTCTTCAAATTCCACCATTGACGCTGTTGCTAATTCTGTTGTCAATATATTTTTCTTTGCCATTTCATTCATATCCTTCCAGGATTTGCTTTGTGTTACGGGTTGATTTGGTTGTGATTTCAGTAACTACACCAGTGGACTGACGGAGATAATCCAGGGCCTGGGATGTGCTGTCCACATCATCATCAAATTCAGCGCTGGGAAATTCGCCCAGGTTGTAAGTGTAATCAGCCACATCAAAGGTTGCAATTTCTGGCTCCGGTATATAGCAGCGCCCGGACTCAATCAGCGGCGTCACGGAATGCAGCATTGCTTCCTTGTCCACGCTTTTGGGGATTGGTAAAATTGGAATATTGGTGTCCCGCTGGATCTCCTGGACCAGACTTTGGCCGCTGGCCTTATCTTCAACTAGAACAATATTAGGGCGGTGCTGCCTATACTCTGAAACCACAGCGCGCTTCAGATCTGGAAATTCCAGGCGGGCCTTATATCTGTGAATCAAAAAGTATGCCAACCTGGTTTCACCCCAGGTGGTACATACATTGTAATCGTTTTCTTCATTCTTCTTGAATGCAGTATCCCAGGACTGAATGATCCTGATAAACTTCGGTGGTAATTCCTTGTAATATTTCCACCAGTGATCCTTGACAATCTTGTTGACAATCGAATCCAGAAATTTCCCGCCAATCTCCTGGTCCCTGATGGCCGGGCTGACTTCTTTTTCCATTGCGGCCACTTCATCCGGATCCAAATATGAATTATCATAGCTGGAATATTGAAACGCCGCCCAATCCTTCCAATCAGGATGATCAGATTGCCCGCGCTTGAACATTGTATAAAATAAATGTTCTTCCTTCTTACTGCTTATGCCTGGTTCATTCAGGATCTTGGCCCTGGCGCGCTTACCTTTTGGCTTACCTCCAATGATGCAGGTGGCCTTGTAATCCATTGCCATTGCCCGGATGGATTCGTTCCACAGCAGGGGATTTTTCAAGATGATCCCGGCCTCATTCAGCAGGATCTTTTTATATCCAAAGCCTTCCATGTTTTCTGGCCTGTCCGCGCTGCGGAAATCAATGTCCTGGCCCATTACAGTAAGTTTATTTTTTGTAGACATTCCACTTCCAGTGGCGCTTGGGTATATGATTCAGCACTGGTATGAAATAGCGCTGGACATATCTTTCAATATTGGTGTTGACAGTATCAACCCACAGCAGCGGCCCCAGGCCGTTAATCTGATCTTCAATGAATTCATTGGCCATGCCCTTTGTGAATCCAAACCGGCGGCCCTTGGAAACTATCTTGAACCTGCGCGGATCCTGGCGGATCTCCACCTGCTTACTGTGATAATAGATAGGAAGCTCATGCTGGACTTTCAACATTATTATTCCTCTATATCATCCCGGTTGTCTGTAATAATGGTTTTTACTATAATCGTTTCTTCCAGCTGGCCATCAACATCCAGGCTGGTGATCAGCTTGCCCTTTGCTTTCAGGGCGGTGTCCAAGTATTTGCCCCTGGTTGGATAGTCAATGCAGTCTCGGTGATCTGTGATGTTTCCTTCATGCTTTGCAAAAACTGTTTTTTTAGCTGCCAATCCTTCCTTCAGGATCCGCATTAATTCAATGTCTGACAGGCCACATGAATCCATGAGGATCCCAATAGGCCCGGACAACTTCCGGACTAATAAATAACCCTTCTGTTCAGCCGGGTGTCCTTCCAGGCCATATGCCTGGCGCGCTGCTTCAGTGGCATTGCCTTTGCTTTCAAAATACGCCTTGATAAATAGGCGCTCTTTCATTGTGAATGGTTGCTTGGCCATGACAGATCCAGCAGCCCTGGCAGGCGGTATTCCACCAGGGCTGCCAGTTATGGTGTATTAATCCACCAAATTCCAGTAAGGGATCCCGGCCCGCACCTGGATCAGCATTTCAAAATCCACTTCAGGATCTGGATCCGGATCAGGATCCGGCCCCTGGCCAGGCAGCAGATCTGTCACCTCCAGGTCCACTGTGCCAAATAGATTGGGCGCCCAGGGCGGCGCTGTTGCATGATGATCAATTGAATAATAAAGTCCGCTTGATGCGTCATATAATTGGAAATAAGGCGTCACGCCAGCATTCATATATCCTTCAGTATAGTCCGCGCCTTCATCACCCATGACAGGGATTTCTGAAAAGTCACCCATCCACAGCCTGGCGCCAACACACACATCATTGAATGGATTGAACGCACCAAACCAATCAGCGGACACTTCCAGGTCATATGGCCCGGCATCATTGTAAACATACTGGATAAAATAGAATGCCTGGGCCTGGGATTGGTTGAACTGAAACAGATCTGGCGGCTGGATTTCATCCATTGTCCTGGTCATTGCGCTGGGTGCTGGTGATCCTTTTATAAATGCGTCCATCAATAATCCTGGCGCCTGTCCAAATGCTGTAGAAAAAGCCAGGAATGTGAGAGAGAATAATAATATTATTTTATGTTTCTTCATCTTGGTTGCTCCTTTTTTAGTTGATAACAGAATCTATAAAACTTCTGTTTGTTAATTTAAATAAAATTTATTTAAGTTTCACAGCGAAACCATGCAGCGCTTTGAAATCATTGAATTCGGCGCAGGTTTTAAACATAATTAGCGGTAGTCCGGACAACGGACCAGCCGCTTTTTCAGTTTATACAGGGGAAAATAATGTGGATTGAAGCCTTCAAATCAGGGAAGCAGACAGATTCAAAAGGGAATACCAGGGATTGGACACATGAAGACCTGGATCTGATTGTCTCTAAATACAATGACCAGGATGATCATGAAGCGCCAATCACCATAGGACACCCGGCTGACAATGCCCCGGCCTATGGCTGGGTTAAAGAATTGAAGCGCAAAGGGGATCTGCTTCTGGCCAACGTCAAGCCCACAGTGGATGACTTTATTGATTGGGTGAAAAGCGGTGTCTTCAAAAAGAGATCCATTTCATTATATGCAGACCTGACGCTGCGCCACATTGGTTTCCTGGGCGCCGCCCCACCGGCCATCCCTGGCCTGGCGGATCCTGAATGGATGGAAGCCCACCCTGACCTGGCAATTGAATTCAATGACGCCCAGGCGGTCCAGACAATAGAATTCCAAGCCACCGAAAATGAAATNGATTTATTCTGGCTGATGAAAAGAGTTGGCAGGATCTTCAAGACAATGCGCGACAACCTAATCGAGACTGACGGCCTGGAAGCCGCCAACAATGCCATCCCGGATTTTGAAGTGGACGCGCTAACCAGCGCCGCCCCGGTTAATCCGGAAGCAGCATTCAATGAACCGAAACCAAACCCGAAGGATGATAAAATGAATTTTAAAGAAAAAATCGTAGAACTGGAAGGAACCATTTTAAAACTGGAGACAGATTTTTCTGACGCGAAGACCGCGCACCAGGTAGCCCTGGACGCAGCCAATGAAGAACGGGACGCCGCAGTCACGGCCCTGGCAGAACACACAGCCAAGGCGGACCAGGATGCCCTGAATCTTGTGATCAAGGATGTCTCTGACTTTGTGGACGGACTAATCAGTGATGGTTGCAGACTGAAGCCCGCGCAGCGGGAAGATCAGATCAAGATCCTGACCGGCCTGGCGCAGATCCCGGAAGCTGAATTTGTAGAGGTTGACGGGAAAAAGGTGAATCCTTTGGAAGCACAGAAGCTGATCCTGTCCGCACTTCCAAAACAGGTCGAATTTAAAGAAGTGGCGGAAAAGGGAAAAGGCGAAGGACCAAGTGACAATATGGATTCTGATGATATTTACAAACGCGCCAGGACTTACCAGGCTGAACAGGCTGCGCTAAATATCACAGTGAATGCCGCTGAAGCTGTCGAACATGTAATGAATCAGCCGTAAAGGATCCAGCAGACAACCTGGATTTGAATTTCAAAAACATAAATGAAAGAATAGAAAAATGAACAATCCTATTATACAAAAATCCCTGGAAGCTGATGGAAATATCACTGATTACCGCATTGTAAAGCGGGACACTTCTGATGACCTGGTGATCCAGGCAGCTGCCAACACTGACAAATTATTGGGTGTTGTCGGCGCCAAAGGTCAGTCCACTGGATATGCTGCTGTTGATGGTGATGACATTGACGTCATTGTCCTGGGGATCACAGAAGTTGAAGCCGGCGGCGTCTTCGTTATGGGTGACAAACTCACTTCAGATTCCAGCGGAAAAGCCGTGAAGGTCACAGCCGCCATGATGTTTGCTGGCCTTGTCCATTGTATTGGCACCGCCATGATGGATGCCGCTGCGGATGGTGATATTGCAGCCGTGAACGTCATGCCGCACATTATCCCGAAAGCCAACACTGTTGGCGGCGCTGTTATGACAGTGAATGCCGAAGCCGCCAATGTCATTAATGTTGGAATCCAATTGAATGACGCTGATGGAAATGCAATGGCCCAGGCTGCCAGTGTGGTTGCTTACTTGTCCGCAGATGCCGCAGGCCAAACCATTGCAACGGCACACAGTTCAAGTCCGGCAATCGGCACAGATGGATTGCTGCAGGCCCTGGTCACGGACCTGACATTCCTGTTGACCAGTGAAGCAGACGGTGACATTGACATTGATTTCACGGAAACTGGCGCGCTTACTGTCTACTTGTGCATTGTGTTACCGGATGGCAGTCTGTCAATTTCAGACGCCATCACCCACGCTGCATAAGAACATAGCCAGTACTGGCTATATAGTAGCGGTGAAACCAAATTTGTAAACAAATAAAAAAAAGGTAATAAAATGCCAATTAGTCCATTTCCAAGCGATCCGGGATTAACCGCTATCGCCAAAGCATACCAGAATGAGGCGTACATTGCGCCGCTGGTATTACCCCGCATAAGTGTGGGAAAACAGGAATATAAGTATCCTATATATTCCAAAGGTGAAAAATACACCATCCCTAAAACGTCTGTTGGTAGGATGTCACAGCCCAATCAAGTGATGTTTACCCAGCAGGAAGGGACAGCCACCTGCAAAGCATATGCGCTGGACAATCCGGTTCCCAATGCTGACATTGAAAACGCACCAGATAATCAGAACCTGGTCAACCAGGGGATCATGTCAACAATGGATTTGATCATGCTGGCTGCTGAAAAGCGGATGGCAGACCTAGTGTTCACCGGTGGCAATTATGGTGGAAACACAGCAGCATTAAGCGGTACAGATCAATGGACACACGCATCCTCAAATCCTGTGGATAAAATATCCACGACACTGGACACACCATTGATGCGCCCCAATGTTATGGTTATTGGTGCAGCTTCCTGGACCGCCCTGCGAACAAATGCCGCAATAGTCAAAGCCGTTCAGGGCAATTCAGGTGATTCAGGATTGGCCAACCGCCAGC